ATCATGCGGCCACCTCGCGCCCAATATCCCCCGCGATATGGTGCCGCAGCATCGAGCCCACGGGCAGCGCCCGAGCAAAGTCGCGCACCGTTTGCGCATCATTTGCATGCCCGGTTTTGCGCGTACCGTGCCACTGTATCGCCACCGGACCACTGGCAGCGTAGCAGCCGCCCGGGTCATCCGTGCCTACTCGTTTTTTACCCGTGCCATGGGCAACAAAAACCACAACAAAATCACGATCACCACGTGCGCACAATGGGGAACCGTTCCCACAATCCGCACATGTAAATGATTCGGCCAATTCAGCGGGACAACGGGCAAAAGTAACCCCGTGAATTTTACGCGGCCAAGTGTCGGCAGTGTCCACCGGTGCAGCGTAAACCGCCGGGCGGCCAAGCTCTACAGTGCGCACCGCGTCCGCGATAGTGTCGCAGCTCGCGTTAATTGTCGTTTTACCCGGTGCCGGTGTAGGCAGCGCCTCAGCGGGAAAATGAGAATAAGCCCAAGCCATACCGCGCCGGGGTACCGCGTCATATACGGCAGCCAAATAATCCGCGTCTATATGATCCGTGCCGGTTTCGCTTTTCGGGTGAAGCGCACAAGTACGCGGGCACGTGCCATACGTCTCATGTTCGCCAGCGCGATAAGTTACCGCAATTGGACCGGTTTTTTTATTGGCTGATATTGCAACAGTTTTTAACATAACTCTATTCTTTCTTTGTTGGTGAAGCGGCCAGTGTAGGCCAACTCCGGCACAATTCCCAATTGATTTTTTAAATAATCGAGCCGTTCCGATAGCTTGGCTTTATTAATTGGTTCGACAATAAAAAGTCCGTCGAAATTATCGCGGCCCCACTGTAGCGCCTCGCGTTTTAATCTGAAAATTTTCGAGGGATCCTCTCGGCGGGCGTGCGCCCAATAAACGCAAACGGGTTTTCTCATATTTTCCCCCTAACGGCAGCCGCAACACTTTGCGCCAAACGGGTTAAATATTGAGGGTTCGACACTTCCCCCTCTTCAAACGTGCATGCCTGCTCATTAACGCACAAGGTCGCATACTCTTCGATATGCACAAGGTCGCCAAGCGTCTCTTCAATGCAATCAATATCGCCAGCAACAATTAAAACAATGTATGTGTTCATTTCTCTATCCTTTCTGTTCGCTGAATTATCTCAGCAACCTCTATTTTGCCAAACCGGGGCAAAATGTCCAATTGTTTTTTTCAATCAATCTGCCGGAATCAATAGCTCATCCCTAAGGTCTTGCCAAACCATACCCCGTGATGGCCAATCAGCCAACGGCGGCAGCCGAAGGCCCTCTTCAGCAAGGGCAACAGCATCGCGCCCATGGTAAAGCAAAATCCGCTCGGGCTTGAGCACTACACCCCCCGCACGCAAGACAAGCACAAAGCAAGGCCTGCCCTTGGCTGCATGCCGGGTCAAGAAAGCAATTTGATGCGGGCGCAATTTTACTTTCAAGCCACTTTGCACCACTTTCAATTCTAAGGTGACAAAGCGATCCCCCACGCCCACCAACATATCGGACACGCCAAGGTTCACACGGTTTTCAATCCGCTCAATATCGCAGCCCAAAGCCTTGAGCCCGTCTCGCACACGTGCAGAGAATCGCGCCTCAGGTGTCGTCGCCACGGTCTATCTCAAAAACGTCCAGCGGAGGATCCGGTATGCCTGCATCAAACTCCGGGTCTTTCTCCCGGTCAGTGCTGGCCAACACCTCGCCCGTGCTCGCGTCAATCAAAGCAGTCGGGGGAGGGCCACCGTACAAACGCTTAAGTTCATCTAACTTCCGCTGCACTTCCTCTTTTGACATCGAGTCAATTGTCCCGTGCCTGATTTCTTTGCGTTCCACGTAAATCGTGCCCAATGCTTGACCTCGCCGGTATTCGGCCTGCACGGCAGCAGCAAACGCGCCAGCAGTCAAGGCCTTGTCCCGGATCTCTTGCAAGTCTTTCATGTGGCGTTCGTACGAAGTGTTGTACTTCGATGCCAATTCGGCTCGATAAGCTTGGATCGCGGCCACCACATGGGGATATTCTTTCGGGTTGGTCAACTTCCACGCCATCACCGAAGCAGAGCCCTCTTTGTACCCAGCACGCATCGCGGCCTCTTTCAGGGTCACTCGGCCATCCCCTGACACGTATTCCTGCACAAATTTCCATTCCTTGGCATTCAGGACCTTTTGCTGCCTTAGGGGTTTGACTTCGCTCGCAAGCCTCTGCTTGGCCTTATCAGGCACCACTGGGGGCACGTTCCAAACATCCCGCTTGGTCATGCAGTCCTCCACAAGCGCCAACCGTCTTCTACACGGCGCATAGAGAAGGTCCAGCCGGGCCTGTGGACCTTGGCAAAGCGTATAGCCGCTACCCTAGCCGAGGCAGCCTGCTTCTCGTCCTTAAACAGGATGCTATCGCCCGTCTCCATGTCCCGAAAAGGGTAGGTCGTGCGATCTTCAGGGATAGGTATGTTTGCTTCGATTTGTATCAAGGATTAACTCCCGTAAAAGAAAAAACCAATTAACAACGGAGTATACATAAAGTAACGCTACCTGTCAAGGCAAGAGTCAATTCGAGTGCTCCCTATAGAGGATTTTGGAGGAGGAGTAGTAAAAAAAAAATCGTCTCCTCTAAACGTAGGGACACCCCAGTAAATTACACCGTTTCTTACCCCGTAATGTACTGTAATCAGAAAAGTACTTGATTTCATTAACTTATTACACCATTACGTCTATCACGTCTATCCCCACAAAAAAAATAAAAAAAACACCTCTTCCTCCAAAAAGTCCTATAGGGATACCCAAAATTGCATAACAAACCCTATTTTATATACCTAATATCATATATATGAGGGAAAACCCCTATAAAAAACCCAACAAAATGTACTTGACACCTATGTTTTGCTAACGCATACTACGTGTCCCTAACACATGTAATTCAAGAAAGGATAGCAGAGTATGAGTATACAATTCCCCAATCAGCTACACACGGCTGATCTTTCTCTTAAACTTCCCGTTGAGGTTGATTACGGCCTTGATGAGCAAGGAGAAACAAAGATTAAAGCTGTACGCGTGGTCCATGGTCCGTTGTCCATGGACATAACTGCATTACTCACTGAGGATGACTTTTTTGACATCTTTGTTCAGTTGGATGATTGGTATCACGAAGTATCTTAAGGGGCACAGCATGAATGATTTTGATGGACTTTTGTCGTATGACCATGTATTTGAGACGGGTGCGGGCGAGCGTTTGAAGCGTCACACGTTGAATTGCTGGTTGGAATTTGAGGCTGCGGACCCTAGTGTAGGTTTGCAGGAGGACTGGACGGTGTTTTATGCTTTTTTGAACGGTGTAGATATTTCTGAGATATTGTCGGACGAGGTCAGGGAGGAGATTATTTTGGGTGTTATGCAGTATTGTGCAGACGAGGCCGCGCAGGCCGCATATTTTTAATTTAACTTTTATTGGAGAAACAGAATGAGCAAGAAGAAAGAGGTACCTTTGAATTATTTTGAAGTCAACACATGGATGGTTGATGATGCGTTGAACACGATGAATGAGGCAACGTCTATTTTGGCGTTAATTGCCAAGTCTGCTGACCGTTCGATGAAACAGGCGTTGTATGGGGTGATAACGGTATTGATTAGTGCGGAGTTGACTTTGGGTGAGTATTTAGATAAGCCGGAGGGGACAGATGTCTGATAACAACAAAGAGTTGCTCTCTTAGGAGGAGATAGCGCGTATACGGGATGAGGCGCAGGCTTGTGCGCAGGAGATTGCTAGGACGATGTTTAAGCATTCCAAGTCACCTAAGGTTTCTGTGTTGGCGGCCATGTTGGTAGCGGCGGGCGGTGCGCGGGCCTCGGGTGTTGATAAGCATATGGCGTTGGATATGTTTTTAACTTTTTACAATGATGCAGATAATTTTATGATGGAGGAATGATGAGCACTCAAAAAGTTATTGCTAGTACCCTTGGAATGGATCAAGCTGAGTTGTCAGATTACCGGTATCAGCCAACACGAACCAAACAAGCAATTTATGCAATTGGAGATAGATACTTTGCTTGCGGGAAAAAGGCCCCAAAAGATGAAGTTGGACGGGACTGGATGGTTGAAACAGACCAATTCTTTGCCAAGCTAAGCGGGACTGTCTTATGGTCATCCGCCCAATGCACTGCACAGGAGGTGGCGTGATATGGAACAGGTTAAATATTTGGAGTTAGAGGTAGCTGAGTTGCGCAAGTTGTTGGTGGAGTGCGAATTGCAGTTGCGGATCAGGTCGGACATGGTGATGAGGTTGCAGCGTGAGCCGTTGACCGAGGAGCGTGTTTATGCTTTGTACAGGCGTTCATTGGATTGGCGGGTATTGGCGCGGGATGTGGAGGCTGAGCATGGGGTGAA